GGACTTGTATAAGTACTTAAATTAACAAAGCCAAACTCTGATACTTTTGATGCCTTTTTAAATTGGCCTTTTGCGTTTCTTAATCGTGTTTTTTTCATCTAACTGTATATGTATTATCATAACCTTCATAAAAAGTGTATTGCCCTTTATTAAGTTCGTAATGTTCATTATCATTTAATTGATCTATGTCTTGGTCTGTACAAAAGATCTTATCATTAAAAATATCTTCTTTTTGATTAGAATCTACTTGCCAAAGTTCATCATACATTTGCCAAAAACTATAATTTGTATTCCAATAGTTAAAATCTGCATACATTCGAAGATCATAATAATGGCCTTCTACTAATACAGGATTAAATATATTACTGAAGTTAAGATAATTTCCTGACGTAGTAGCTGTTGTAATGTCATATTTTACAACTACATTAGTCGAATCATCTCTTATATCTAAAGTAAAACTGCTGTCGTATTCTCTTGGAATAACAGATAGTTGTTGTGCTGTTGCTGAAGTAGTTAAGATAATCATTACTTATATAACGTAAAAAATAGCTTGATTTGTAGAATTAAACAAGCAAAAAAAAAAGCACCCTAAAAAGAGTGCTTAATTTTTCAAACTTAAATATGATTAAGGTGTAGGATCTATTTGACCTGCTGCCGGAGTAACTCCTGAGTCTAAGAAATAAGGTGCTGTTTCTTCCATTCCCTCGAAAGTTAATGTAAAACCACTTAAATCACCTGCCGCTGCACCTGTAACTACTGTACCACCAGTAACTTCCATTCCATTTTCAAATCCACAAAGGAAATTGTTTCCGTAGTAATCTTCTACTACAATATATGGTCTAGCTACTGCAAGTTTTTGAAGCTCTGCTTGTGTTTTAGCATCTAAATAAGTTAATGTTAAATTTAATGTTTGAGTGTAAAATGTAGTTCCGTTTTCTCTTGAACTTGTTACAGTTGTTTCAAGAGATGAATTACCTTTTACATCATATTGGTACCAAACCGGTGCCGGTGAGCCGTTTGTAATAGTTGCTACTTTTGTTGTAGAATCAACTGCAACACTAGTAATAGTGCCATAGTCAGCAACATAAACAGCTTTAATTCCACCAAAAGCCGATTTACAAGGTACTTTTCTTCCTGTTGATAATGTACAAGCCATATTATTTATATTTTATTAAAAAAAAGGGTAAGTAGATAATCCACCTACCCTGTTTTATTGGTTAATTTATTTATTATGCTGAGTATTCTACGATGTCAGAAGCAATACCAAATTGTACTGCAGAAGTAAATCTCATTACCATTCTAACATTGTTACTTGCATCAAGATCAGCCATATCTAAAACTTTCACAGAATTTGTGTCGTTTAAAAGACCGGTTCCGAAATATAGGTTGCTTCTTTGAGCAGCGTACATTTTATCTGCTGACATACCTGGGCAAACGAAGATCTTAACACCATTTACTGATAAAGATCCGTTGTTCCACCACTGAGTCCCTTGGTTGTTAACACCATTTGCTCCTAATCCGTTAGCTGCAAATCCTCCTAATGCTTGAACATAATATTTCGCTGCTGCAGAACCAATGTATATGAATAAATCTTCTTTACCATATAAAGCACCTGGAATTGCATCAACAACTTTACCAAGTTCAGCAATAATGTTACCTGCGTTTAATCCACCTGCAACTGCTGTTACTTGCTGACCTGCCGGAATATCTCCTGCTGCAGCACTTGCTGCGATTAGTTTTTGGAAACCATCGAACGAATTGTTTGAAGCTGCAGTTGTGTCTCCTTGCCAAATACATAATTCTGTATTTTGTGCTACTTCTGCTGCAACGTGTGCAATCATAAAGTCAGAGAATTTTGGAGGTAAAGATTGACCTAATCCATAACCCATTTGTTGTGCTTCCCAGTCATTAACAAAGTCATACTTACATAATTGTAAGTTTACTTGTAACTCAATTGGCTGAATAATTCTTTCAGTTAATGTTACAGTTGATGTTGGTGTGAAATCACAACTAGCTGCAGTTACTAAGCCAGATGTAGCTAATTTTTTTATTACTTCTTTGTAAGCGATATTTGCTTTTACTGTTAATCCACCATCATCAATAGTAGATGCACTCAATAAAGCTGCTGCAATATACTCACCTGCGAACTCACCTGCATAAGTTGTAGTGATGTTAACAGTAGTTGCTAAGTTTACGTTTTTTAAATTACTCATTTTTTTTATTTATTTAATTTATTTAATACTCTATCTAATGTCGTGTTAAACTTGCCTTTAGCAAATTCTACTTTTGTTTTTTTAGAACTCGAGCCTTCTGGATTATGTTTGATTGGCTTAGATGCTGCTTCAAACTCTTCTTTAACTGTTCTTGATTTCAAAGGCTTTTCGGTTGACATTTCTTCTTCTTTGTCTTCTTCTTCCATTTTGCTTTCTTTGTCTGCTTTTAAGTCAGCAATAGCATCCTCTAAATTTTGGATTCTTTTTTCCATTCCTTCCCAATCGCCAACATCAGCCATCTTTTCCTCATCTTCTTTTTTTTCTTCTTCGTACTCTTCTTCTTCTTTTAGATCTGATGTGATTTCTTCGCCTTCTTTGCTTTCTTTTTGTGGCACTTCATCAGAGACTTCTCTTACGTCTCCAATAACGCCTTCTTCTGAGACAACAACTAATCTGCCATCTTCAAGCATATATTCGCCAACAGGCATTGCGACTTTCTCATCGTCTGTAACGATAAAGATCTCTTTTCCTTTTTCAAAGGATTCAGCACTTACAATAGTGCCATTTTCTAATTTCATCTCTTCAAGTTTGACTTCCATATTTAGAAGTGTCTTAATTTGATTTAACATTTCGGTTGATTTCATATTATATATATAACGGATTAATAATTCAATTTTGTATTTTCACTCTATGTTCTTGTAATAACACCTATGCCTTGTGCGTGAATAGAGCCATCACAACACTCGATTGAATAAGTATTAGTATCCCAACATAAACAAGCTCTGCTGCTTCCAGTAGGACTCGTTCTGCTTGGTATAAAATTCTTATTATTATTTTTTTTATTTTGTCTCATTATTAGATGTTAAAATTTCTTTTATTTTTTTTAGTATTTTATCATCTTTTGATAAATCTTCTTGCACCGGTTCTTTAGGCCTTTCCATTTTGTCTGCAAAGTAGCCTTCAATCGAAAAACCTTTGACTTTATTTGTCTTAACATACTCTTGCCATATTTCATCATTGTTAACTTTTACAGCACCCATCCAAGTACCTACCGGAACATTTAATCCATACTTCCTTGACTTGTCTTGTACCTCATCTTCAACAATCCAACTCTCAACTAACGTTAGGCCTTCTAGTGCTTTTTCGTGTTCGATAGTTGTTTTGTTTTGATATCCATTTCTAAGATACATTTGTGATGCTTTTACGATTGTATCTTTGGAAAAGAAAATATAATAATCGCCTTCTTCTCCATTTCTGTAAATTGGTTTGTTTGGAATTAGCAAAGCACCTAATAAGATCTTTTTGTCTTTATCAACCTCTGCTAATTTTATTTCTTGCGTGTTTAATGTAACAAAGTCAGACTCAATAGCCGGACTTTCTACAATAGAAATCGCTTCAATACCTGAGTCTTCTTGCTCTTCGTCTAAAACTAATTCAATTATTTTCATACTTATATAACGTTTTAATTATTTGTTTTTGTATTTATTACCCAATAGTTGCACCTTCGATAGTATTTCTCTCTAATGCTTGTGCAGAAGTAACTTCACTTGCAACGACAAATGCTTGTACCGGTTGCTGAGTTTGGCCTCCGATCGCATCGGCAAGTTGATTTGTACCACTAGCACCTACTATATTAAATGCAGGTGGCATAGGGGGTATGCTTTCTGCTCGAGGCGTGTTTGCACTATAAGAAGGGCTTGAAGGTTGTCCACCCCCTCCTCCTGTTTTAGGATCTGTTTTTAAAATATCTTTTACTGACTTAAAACCAATAGATGCAACACTAGCGATATTAATTAGCTTTAAAGCAAAACCCCAAGGTGTTGCAGTCTTAGTTGCAAGCTCTGCCGTAATACCCTGATATGTATTTATTAGAGCTGAGGCAACTGCCGCTGCTTTTCCTGCCTTAGAATTTTCGCCAAGTAAATTAGCAATACCTGCAAAAGTCTGTGCTGCCATATTTATTTCAGCATCTCTTTTTATTTTGTCTTGCTCTTCTTC